AATAATTTTAATATGGGTTCTTCTATAGATACTACTCTTACTGATATAGATAATGGTAAAATAGCAATTAAATTTGATTTCGGTAATAGAGATATAAAACAAAGTAAGGGAATAATATTATTAAGAGTAGGTATATCGGGTAGTTTTAGTGGATCTAGATCTATAAAACAAATAACCATCCAAGAACAATAATCTAATATGTATATAAAATACTTAGAATAGAATGGCAAATATAAACGATCAATTAGAAAATTTTAATGAAAAGGAAAAAAGACTTGCCTCTTTTAAAGGACTTTTTAATATATTAAATACTACATCTATTGAAAAACCACCTAAAGATGAATTATTTTATAAAAGTTCTAATACATTCCCTGATGAAATTATATCAGCTGCTGATACTATTATTTCAAACCCTGTTGCCGATTTTGTGACTACTTTTAATAATGATGATATCATAAAACCCGCATTAACCAAAATTTGGGTAACTGGTTCTGGTATTACTTTACAAGAAAGATATGCAAGAGGATATTTAAAAGTTTTTGATGAAAATACTACGGGAGCTAATCCTTATGTAGAAAAAATAATTTGCCCACTTACAAAAGTTCTTGATACATTTGATCAATGTTACATGGCATACGCTCCTCCTTCGGGAAGCACAACAGCTGATAGTTATCTTGAAAATTATGTAGATTCTAATGATTCTAATTATCAAACTAAAGAATTAGACCAATCACCCTTATTTGCAAGTCAGTCTTCAATATTAAAAAACTTTATCAATCCTACAAAATTTGGGGCGGCATATAAAGTAAGGGTATTTGCATCTACTCACGATAATTTAAATTCAGAGGGTGGACTTATAAGTGACATAGCCGCTAATAATTTTGAAAATTTTACTGAAGACACTGTAGGAAACTTTAACTCTCTTGACCCCGCGGCAATTCCGGGCACAGATGGGTACTTATTTGATTATAAAGAAGGTGTTTTATTTTTTGGTCTTCAAGGACCTGCGGGGGGTGGTACTGATGGAGATGATTCTGATGTAACCAATAAAAACCACCCCTTATGGATAGTAGCATATAGATATAACGGCCCTACTGGTTTCTCCGGACATAATATAAACATAACAGCTTCAAATTTACAAGTTGACAATAATCTTAATGTAGATGGTACTATTAGTTTTCAAGGCCTTAATTTTATAGAAGAAAATATATCTACATTTTCAGGCAGTACTATATTTGGATCTGGAAGTTCGGTTTTAGCCGCTTCTCACTCATTTACAGGTTCAGTTCAAATTACAGGTAGTTTATCGGTTAATGGTATAGATATATCAAGTGGTGGAAGTGGGGGAACTGGGACCATATTAGTGTCTAGTTCAAATTACCCTAAATTATATGGAGATTATTTTAAAACTACTCATATCCCCACAGATACTAATGATGTAACCGAATTTGTCCCCCATGGATTAGGGTTTAAAATTTCATCATCTATTGGTTCATCTAATGGATTTAAAATTTTACTAGGTTCTTCATCCAATCTCTTAATAAATAAACCTAATAGAGGTGAGGGTAGTAAGGGAACAGCAGCAAATAATTATTTAGATGCAGTACTTAGAATAAATGACGCCACCATAGTAAATTCTCCTACAAATTTTATTACATCCTCTAATCCAAAAAGATCTTATGACTTATTTAAATTTACTACTTCAAGTGGCCAAGATCTTCCTAATTTAGCTAGTTATGCAGCATTTGGGGGAATCAGCCTAGGTGGGTTTAATGGTATAGACACAGTTGGTGCTCATAACTTAAAACATTCACAACATGTTTTTTCTTTTGATACACCTACTATAATCCCCCAGATAGGAATTTACTATAGTAGAGGTGAGGCACAACCCCTAAATGTTAATTGGTCCCCCTCCCACTCAATAGAAGAAATCCAATTTTCAGGTAGTAATGACGGGGGAGTAACATGGACACCATTATATGTTACTTCAAGTATGAATCAAGGATTAACAGGTTCATCTAATTCTTCACACATTCCCCATTCTGTAATATCATCTTCTGACCCCCGAATGGATAATATCCCTAATGTTTCTACAGGTATTCCTGATATAAATGATAATTTTAACATATCAATAGCTCATTTTACTTCTAGTGTTTTTGATAATCCTGCCCCTTTTACTACTTATAAATTAGCTGTAAGTGGAGGGGCAGATTATTTTTCATCAACTAACGATTTTTCACCAAATGACGATAACTCGGCATATTATCGTCATTATAAATTACATTATATACATCATATTGACCTTTATCAACAAAAAACTTTTGGGGAAGGAAATAGAAAACAACTAAATATAGGATTTGATGATACCCCAAGTATAATTAATCCTACATTAACTAATTTTGACGTAGCAGTTTCAAGTTCTGCAACTAAGGTAGGATTAACTCATTTAATTCCCGATAATCAAGCATTTTTCTTTTCAGGCACCGCTTCTGCCGATATAAGTTTAAACGCTCAAAATAATTTTAATATTGCTGATGTAGGAACTATTACATCACTTACTTCATCTACTAATTTATTAACTTCCTTAAAAGTTACTACTAATCGTTTACAAGTAGATTCTAATACTTCTATAGGAGGTAGTACTTTTATAGGGGGTAATACAGCTATTAATAGTAGTCTTTTTATGGGGGGTACTTCTTTTACTTTACCCTCTCAGTCAATAGTATTAAAATCCCTACATCCCATATTTTTTACTAATAGATCACAAGATGGAGACACAGGTGTAGACCAATTTTCGGCTAGAATATTCGGACATTACACTCAAGAAAATGTAAGTGATTTATATTTGGATGCTTACAGAATATTTTCTGTTGCTGATAAGGAATTAAGGTTTTTAACATTAGATCCTCAAGGTAGTGTATTAGTATCCTCTTCTATATTAAGTATATCTTCTAGTACTAATATATCAGGTACACTTACTACATTAGGAGATGCTACTATGAGCAAAAACCTTAGAGTCAACGGTACTGTAGACGCTACAGGTTTTACTGTAAATGGTAGTACATTAGAATCTGGTGGGGGCGGTTCAGGATTTCCCCATAATCAAGGAGCCATTAATGGTATTACCGCAAATATTACAGGTAGTTTAATTATCTCAGGAAACGATACTTCCACAATCCCTTATTTACAATTACATGAAATACCTGTAAATAATGTATCATTAAATGATTTAGATCCTCCTGCTATATATGTGAAAAATAACCAATTATTTTATGGTACTAACATAATAGCAGACTCAACAGCAGGTACTACTACTATTTTAAATGGGGTATTATCTAGTAATTTTAATTTAGGAGGATTTGATATTACTGGTGAAGGTAACATTAATATTACAGGTAGCATATCAGCAAGTGTAATAACTGCTAGTGAAATTTATGCTTATAATATAGAAACTACTAATTTAACCGCCAGTAATGGTATCCTTACCAATAATGTTACTACTAACAACATAACAACAGAAACCCTTACAGTAGGTAATACCACAATTGATGGATCTTTTATTATTAATACTACTAGTGCAAGTAGCGAACCTATTCCTTATGTCTTCCCCCATCAAAGTATGTCATTTCAAAATGATAATTGGTTTGAGTGGAATGGTCCTTTAAACAACAATAATTTTGTCGATAATAGTGCAAGTATGGTTGATAATTTTTCAAATTCTACTGCTACTATTAATCCAGAAAACTCAATTTTTCCTAATAGTGCTATTAATATTATATTTGACTTTACTAACCCTGTTTATTTAGAAGAATTTAGAATTGATTTTGGTACAGTAACAAATGGAATTACAGTAAAAAAAATACCTAAAGATATAAGAATATATGGTTCTAATGAAAATTTAGTAGGTAGTGCCATATACCCCCAAACAAATATCCAAACAGGAAATTATCAATTAGGGGGCTTTGCAGGAACTCATTTAGCTACTGTACCAGTAGGTACTTTATTAGCAACTAAGGTAACTGCATCTAATACTAATAATGCAGCACAAGAACAACAAGGTAATGATCCCCAATTATTTAGATATTATAGACTAAGATTATCGGGAAGTCATAATTTTCCTAGTAATAAAGATGTTACAATAGAAGATATAACTCCTGTTACACGATCATTTACAACCAATACATTTTCTTTTACAAATGAAGGATTTGAGGGAGATGTAATAAGTGCAAGTTATGCGGTAAGTGCAAGTTATGCTGTAAGTGCTTTAAGTGCAAGCTATGCTTCTCATTCAACAAGTGCTTTAAGTGCAAGTTATGCTTCTCATTCAACAAGTGCTTTTAGTGCAAGCTACGCCTCTAGTTCAACAAGTGCTTTAAGTGCAAGTTATGCTTCTCATTCAACAAGTGCTTTTAGTGCAAGCTACGCTTCTAGTTCAACAAGTGCTTTTAGTGCAAGCTATGCATCTCATTCATTATCGGCAAGCCATGCAGTAACTGCAAGTTATATACATATAGATAATATAGATGGAAATATAGTTAACAATAACAATAACAATAACAATAATTTATGGTATGATGGGACTGATGAATCCCCCAATATAATAACCTCCTCCAATAATGTATTAATAACTGGTTCATTAAAAGTATCAGGTGGAATTTCTGTAGGTAGTTCAGGTTATATTGATAAATTTAACACAATTACAATTGATAACAGTTTTATATTATTTAACACAAGATCTATTATTAATGGTGATTTTTCATCACCAGTAAATAGAGGAATAAAATTCAGTACTTTAGGAAGTGATGTAGAAAACACAAGTGGTATAATTCATTTCTTTAATGGAAGTAATTCTGCTAAGGGATATAGTATAGCTTACAATGGTGGAGCTAATAATGATGTATACAATCTTAGTGGAGAAACTTTTGCTATAAAAAATCACACATCTGCAAACAGTAATATTACACCTGACAATAGTTTAGTTATTAATAAGCTCAATAGAATAGGAATACTTACTACTCCTAATTCATTTGATTTAACTATAGGAACCAGTAAAACTGTAGAAATTAATAACAGACTTACTGTTACGGGTTATCAGGCTATAAATGCTAAAGCTCCCTCATCTGGTGACACACGATTAATAGTAGGGGGTAATATAAGTGCAAGTGGTGTTGTTAGTGCTTCAAAATTTCATGGAGATGGTTCAGACTTAACTAATATTACATCTGAATGGGATGGTACTTTTGAAGGGCAAGCCCAAATAACGGGTTCACTAATAGTTAGTGGAAATAATAGTTTTATTAGTACTTCAGTAATACATGTGGGGGGTGGAACATTTACATCTGAATCTTTAGCTGCAGGTGGTACAGGTGGTACACAGGGATCAAATTTCCCCCATAATAGTTTACTTAATGGTGCTGCTTTTGTATCCGCATCTCTAGTAGTATCTAACAGTTATGGTATACTATCAAACAGTGCTTCCAATAATAATTTTATAACATCAAACATTAATCCATCTACTATATTTAGTGGAGACTTTTTTAATATTTTTGATAAAAATTCATCTACATCTTTTAAAGTTGCAGACGGAAGTGGTGATTTAAATGGCGCAACTATTGATTATGATTTTTACAGTGACTTAGGATATAGTCCTATTATTGATAAATTTAGAATTGTTTTTGATACTTTTGGGGCATTTACTCATCATAAACAAGTTCAAATATCAGGGTCTAATGATACTATAAACTGGGATGGTATATTTGAAGAACCTGTAACTAGTGAAGCAGACAGAACAGTATCTTTTTCTAATAATACACCATATAAAAATTATAGAATTACTTTTAAATACAATTCCTTTGTTTTTGGAAATGCTTTCTTCTTTGCTCTTAAACAAATATATTATTTTGGTAGTGCTGATTATAATTTAAATGTTTTAGGTAATATAAAAGCTAACAATATAATTACTACTACTTTAAGTGCAAGTAGTTATATTAGTTCATCAGTTATTCATATAGGTGGGGGAACATTTACATCTGAATCTTTAGCATCAGCCCAAGCAGGTGGTGATAATTTAGGTAACCATATTGCAACAAAAGATTTAAATTTAAATAATTTTAATATATTAAGTGGTTCTAATATAAGTGCAAGTGGAAATATTTATGGAAACACAATTTTTAGCACTGATTATAGATTTACTAATTCAGACAGCCATATATACACTGATGATAATAATAGTATTATTATCTCTCCTAATGATACTGATATATTAACTATATCAAACATCTCAGATGTAGATAGAGTACTTATTGATGGAAATTTAGAAGTAATTAAGAGTATAACAACAAGTGCAGATATAAGTGCAAGTGGTACTGTATTAACTAAATTTTTACAACTTCCACAAGCACCTAATGGTACAAGTGATGGTGCTATCCATTTTGGTGGAACTGCAGACGATAATGGGTTTATTTATAATGATGGTAGTACTTTAGTATTAGGGTATAATGATAATGATATACTAAAAATACACGATACTAGTCCACATGTTGAAATAGTGGGGGATTTAAAAGTAACTAATAATATAACATCCTTAGGCAATATAAGTGCAAGTGGTTTATTATTTTTTAGTGCATCCACAACTACAGAAACAAATTATAATATCTTAGTACAAAACCCATCTACAGGTCAAGTTTACACAACAGGAAGTATTGGTGGTAGTACTATTGGGGGAGAAGATAATGATTGGGAAATAGAAACAACTAGATTAACATCTTCAAAAGATATATTAGTTAAGGGTCATATAACAGCTTCAGGTGCGTTAAGTGCAAGTGGGTTTATATATGGTTTATTACCCCCATCAACAAGACCACAACCAATAGTTGTACAAAACACTAATAAAGATACAGCAAGTCCTACTACTTCTGGAAGATTAGAAACATCTTCTTTACTAATACACCAACACACTATTTTTTCTAATATAGGGACAATAGTAATTGGTGGTAATTTAGATGATGAAGGAAATGATGATTCAGGTAACCCTCCAGTAGACCCACCTACACCTAATGATCCTAACGACCCTAATGGTCCCGTTATTTTTAATCCAGGTGATTGGGGAGGTAATAAACCAAGTGTTATATTTAATAATAGTAAAACAAGACACAGAGGTATTTTAGACATCTCAGGGAGTGGAAAATTAATAACCTCAGGTGGTATAAAATTTGAAGCGAATTCATTAAGCAACAACCCACGACCTAAGTCACCAGTATTAGTATATGATGAAACAACAAATGAAATACGTTTAGCTAAAAACACATTTGATGGAACTACTACAGTTGAAATAGAAGGAGACCAACAAATTAAAGGTAACCTATCTTTAACAGGGTCTTTTGATGCCCATAGAGCAATAATTGGAATTTCAGGTTCAGAAAGGAAAGCATTCAATGATGGAAAAGTAGATGATTTTTTCCTTAATCCCGCATTAGAATCAGAAAGATATTCATTATATGTTAGAAACGGTGCTACTATTGTAGGTGGTGACATTATACCCGATACTCCAAATGCATATTCTTTAGGAACCCAACAATTCCCATTTAAAGATCTTCATATTAATAGGGGAACAATTCATTTCTACAGTGGTAGTAGTGCAAGTTCGGGTTCAATAAAACATGAGATAGGTAAAATTTCTATTAATACTTCATCTAAAGAAGTAGAATTTAAATCTGGTAGTAATTTTCAATCAATACGTGCCTCAGAAATAAATTTAGGTAGTGGTGATTCATTTAATGGACAAGGTTCAGTTCAAATAGGCCAATCAACTCAAGGATTTATAGCAGTAAACGCAGAACCGGGTAAGTTTTCTACAATACTTAGAGCTGAAAGCACAGTATTATCGGGCGACAACAGAATGGGTTCAATTACTCAAAAAGGATCTGGTAGTTTTGCAATACTTTTAGATGCTGACCAAGTAAGGGGTGATGCTAAGTTTGTAATTGAAAGTAATCAGGCAGCACCCTCAGTAGGACCCCGACTATTTTCAGTAAGTGAAAGTATGGAAACTAGAGCTTATGGTTATTTAAAAGTTGATAATTATATTACAACCACAAATATAACATCCTCGGGTAATATAAGCGCAAGTGGTATAATAACAGCCAACACATTTATAGGAAATATTACTGGAACCTCTACATTAGCATCTGGATTAACAGGCGCCCCTGATATAATTGTAGGTTCATTAACAGCAACCTCAATAACATCATCCATAATAACCTCATCTATTATATATACAGAAGGTTCTAATATATTTGGTGATAACTTATTAGATACCCATTTATTTAATGGTTCAATAACAGCTTCGGGTAATATAAGTGCAAGTGGAATTATTAATGCTACCTATTATCAATCAAAAGGTGTAAAAGTATTAAGTTATAATTCTCACTCAGTACAACTAGGTAATTCACCTACAACTCCTGTATCAATCACAGGTAGTATAACAGCTTCAGGAAATATAAGTTCAAGTGGGGATTTATATGGGACTAATTTATATATAAAAAATGACATTTTTGGGGTAACTAATATGTTACTTACAGGAAGCATAACAGCTTCAAGTATAAGTGCAAGTAATAATTTATTTTCAAAACGAGCTTATTTATACGATAATGAATCAGCATTTTTAGCTTCTCTTACAAACCCTACTCTTCATCTAAAAAATACAAACGTAGGAGGCAACGCAGATTCATATATAAAATTTGAATCCACAGACAATGGTTCTCATTATGCAGTAGGGATAGATACTAGTAGAAATACTTTTGTAATTGGTAGTGGTAGTTATTTAACACAAGATGTATCCCCACCCTTCTCAATGAGAGACGATAAAATAGCTATAAATATAGTAGGTGGTATACCTTCATACACTTTAGATGTAGGAGGAGATGTTAGATCTTCAGGTACTATATACACAGACACATTAGCAGAAAATCCAACTTCTCCATCTAATGGTATAACAATACAAAGTCATATAACAGCCTCAGGTAATATAAGTGGTAGTCATACAACAACCGCATCATTTGGTTCATTACAATTAAGTAATTTACCAACAACCCCAACAGGATTACCTACTGGTTCAGTGTGGGTTTCAGGAAGTAAAAATGATGCTTCAACAAGTAATGTAAATTGTGGAACCTTAATGATAGTAATATAATATGGGCTTAAAGATTAGAGATACATTTAATAATGAGGGGGCATTAAATAATGCTGATTTTAAAGGAAGAAGTATTATAGACTCTTCCCACACATCTATAAATTCTATAACGGATGATTTAATTTTGGGCAGTTCAATTTCATCATCCCCCGAAATAACAGGTAGTTTATCGGTAATTAAAGATTTATTTATAGATACTAGTACTTTACAAATAAAAAGATTTTTTGAGGGTGTATCGTCTACTATAATCCAACATCAACATAATCAAGTACCTTTAACTATAAACTACGATTTAGGTCAAGAATGTATGGTGACTTTTTTTAAAATCCACCAACCTCCAATATCTTCCCAATTTATTAATACAACAGGTCTGTTAAACGAACGTACACAATTCTCATCATTTATAAGAAACGTAGAATTTTCGGGATCAAATGATAATTCTAATTTTACCCCTATAACCCAATTAAAAGATCCAGGAAATCAAATATCCACACAAAAAATCGAAACCCAATTTACTAATCCCAACCAATTTAGATATTATAGATTTAAGTTAAGTGAATTTGGGACAAATCCTGATAACAATAATGATGTATATGATTATTTAGTAACAAGTAGTATTTTTATCTCAGAAATTACATTAGAAAATAAAGAATCTATTAATAAAATTAATCGAAATGCAATTTTACCCTCCATTTTTTCTGCCCCACCAATAAGATTATATAGGGGTTGGAATATGATTGGATACAACCTACCTTATAAGTCTGATATATTCCAAGCAATGATAGGTTTATTTGAATCTCTTCCCGGACATTTTAGTAATTATGTTCAAATAATAAAACAAACAGATGGAGCATTTCGAGCTTTTAACCCAGTACAGGGGGGTACACTTGGAGAGTTACTCCCTCATGTAGGTTACATGATTTTCCTTCTTGACACAGCACCATCTTCTTTTACCACATCATTTAAATTTGGTAGATCATCAATAGCACAAGATATAACACCCGATGGGGGAAATTATCAGTTAATAGGTTCTGATCTATTTTACACAAACAGATCAGATTATATATCAGTATCAAATGAAATGACTTTTGATGTGGAAGAAGGTTGGCAACATATTGCATTTCCCCGATTCCATACCCAACCTATACACCAAGCTTTACGGGCCGCATTTGCCGACACAGGTGATGAAAGAATTGAATATGACCCCGTTACTAATACATTTACACCTGACCCTTATAGTTTTCCTTTACAATCGGGTAGGGTTCACATACAGCAATTCATTAATATAATAAAAACGGTTGATGGAACATTCCAATCATATTATAATGGCCAAACAGGAGGATCTCTTTTTCATTTAAACTCTAATGAAGGATATATGGTATCTTTCTTAAGACCCGTAACCCTAAGGTTTGCGGGGGACCCCTTAAAAAGCTCTTTACCCCTTATAGATCAATAAACATAATAATAAAATTGTAGTATTTGAAAAAAAATTATATTTATATGGGAACAAATTAACTAAATTATGGCAAACATTTCTATATGGCCCGGCTCATCATCATTTTTTCCAGGAGACACACCTTTTGGATTTTATGATAGTGATACCCAATTTCAATCTGACGCAGATAAAGTTGCAGATTGGTGTGTAAGACGTTTGGGATATCCTCTTGTAGACATTGAATTACAAGCAATAAATTTATTTACTTGTTTTGAAGAAGCTATTAATGAATATGGATCACAACTTTATCACTTTCAAATAATAAATAGTTTCCATACTTTAGAGGGAACAGCAACAGGATCAAAACTAAATGATAGTATAATTGCTCCTAATTTAGGTAATACAATTAACATCGCAGAACAATATGGTAGTGAAGCTGATGGGGCAAGTGGAAATTATAAATTAGAAAAAGGAACATTAAATGTAAATGCGGGACAACAAAGTTATGATTTAATGACAGATGTAGGCTCTACTATAAGTGGTTCAGAAGCAGTTTATTTAAAACGAGTTTACCATTACGCCCCCGCCGCAATTAATAGATATTTTGACCCCTACGCAGGTACAGGAACAGGAATACAATCATTAATGCAATCATTTGGGTTTGGTAACATGTCACCAGGTGTTAACTTTATGATGATGCCTATGTATTTTGACGTTTTAAAATTACAAGCAATTGAATTAAATGATGCAATTAGAAAATCAGCATATCATTTCGATGTTGAAAATAATAGATATTTAAAATTATTTCCCATACCTAAACAAAGTTATACTTTACATTATGAGTATGTTTTAAAATCAGTTGCCAACAACCCAGTAAAAGACACAACGGGGGGTATAACTAATTTATCAAATGTACCCTACACTCATCCTACATATAAATTTATTAACGAACCTGGAAGACAGTGGATTCGTAGGTATGCTTTAGCATTAGCTAAAGAAATGTTAGGAAGTGTAAGAGGTAAATATCAATCTATACCTATCCCAGGATCTGATACCACTTTAGATTTTGCTAGATTATTAAGTGAAGCCTCAGCTGAAAAATCAGCTTTAATTGAAGAATTAAAAACATTCTTAGATGAAACTACCCGAGTTAAACAACTTGAAAGGCAAAACCAAGAAGCACAATTAACACAAGAAACTTTCTATAAGGTTCCTTACCCAATCTACATAGGATAATGATAAAATTAACAGACATATTAACAGAATTACTTAATACTTTTGAAATAACGGCTTTATTGTCTTCTGATAAAAAAACATCAATTACAGAAATATTAGATCAAATTAGAGCTTTACGAAAAATAACTACTGTAAGGAATGTAACCCCACCTGAATATATGACTCAAAGTTCTTCTGAACACACTATTTTAATTTTAAAATTAGTAACAAGAGGAAATCCTAAACAAGATTTAGAATCTATTAAGAATGACATTTTAACCCAAGGTAAAGATAGAACTGATTTAAGAATACCAGGAGTAAAATCTTTTAAATATAAATATGAAACTTTAAAACGTAAATAATGGCTTTATTTGGGGGATCACGAGACATATCATTATTTAATACTGTAAGTAAAGAACTTATAAATGATATTATTCAAACTGAAATAGCTTATTATAAATTTACATTAGAACATACTAAAACAAACGTTTATGGTGAATCTCCCCAAAAAAATTACTATGAACCTCTAAAAATAGCAAGTTTAATAGATAGAAGTGACCAAACATGGTCATCAGACGAATTTGGTCCGGATGTAAATCAAATAATTAAATTTACTTTTTTAAGAAAAGAATTCATTAATTTAAATTTATTTTCAGATGTAGGCGATTTAATACTTTTTAGAAATAACTTTTATGAAGTAGATAGTAGAACTGAAAACCAATTAGCTTTTGGTAAAGATCCAGATTATGCATTATCATCAGAAACCTCTGATTTTGGGGGGAATTATTCAATTACTTTAAATACACATATTTCAAGAGTTGAAAAACTAAGTTTGGTTCCCCTAAGAGGGGGGAAATATCCCACAACAACCCAATCTTCAGGAGGGGAAGCAAATAGATTAAGTATATAAAATGGCAGATAATAAAATAATAAACCCACGAAGACCTATCCCCACAAGGGGAAATGATAAATTAAGAGAAAATTTATTATCGGGGTTTACTGACAGTTTTCCATCTGAATCACCCCCACCTTTATCTGATAAAACTAATAAGGGCAACATTACAACAAGAAAGGATGACACTGTAGGAGAAGTCCATATAGGTTTAGAAGACCATGATAAAGCTATAGCATACTATTTCGAAAATATAATTAAGCCCCATGTATTAGTAGATGGAAATCAAACAAAAGTACCCGTATTATACGGTTCAGCTGAAAGATGGAAATCAGTCCAACAAGATGGGTATTATAGGGATAAAGAAGGTAAAATACAAACACCACTAATTTATTTTAAACGAAACAGTATTGAAAAACGAAGAGATTTAGGTAATAAATTAGATGGGAACAACCCCCAAATGTATTATACATTTCAAGAAAGATACACTAAAAAAAACCAATATGATAATTTTTCAGTATTACAAAACAGACAACCTCAAAAGGAATTTCATCGAATTGTAATACCCGATTTTGTAAAAATAACTTACACAGCTACTATATGGTGTGATTTTATATCACAAATGAATGGCCTAATAGAAGCTATAAATTATTCTTCTGATTCTTATTGGGGGGACCCCGAAAGGTTTAAATTTAACGCTCAAATCGATAATTATACTAATATTACGGAAATTACCCAAGGGGATAATAGAATAGTTAAAACTGATTTTACAATTACTTTACAAGGATATTTAGTACCTAAAAGTATTAATAAACTATTATCTCAACAATCACAAAAATCATTTAGTAAATCTACTTTTATAATTAATAATGAAGTATCTTTAGTAAAATTAGGAGGACCCCCTTTAGGAAGCACTAGAAGAGATGAACAAGTACCACAAGATAGAGGTAGTGTTAGAGAATTATCTAATGGATTAAATATTGAACACCTTATAGAAGGAATTGGTTTTATGGCAATAGAAGATGATTTTATAATATTTTAAATAAATAAAAATGGCAATAACTAATAGATCAGTTTTAAAAGATAGTTTCCAAAAGGGAGACAAACCTAGACAACAGGATTTTGAAAATCTTATAGATTCATTTTTACATTTAAAAGATAATACTGATTCACCCCTAATTTTATCTTCTATATCTGCTAGTGATTCAGGATTAGTAATAAATTCAGCCTCATTTGGTCAAATATATGGTAATTTAACTGTTAGTGGTAATATTGTACCCATTGTCGATAGTAATAGTATTACATCATCTTTTAGTTTAGGAAGTGAAACACAAGTTTGGAAAGACTTATATGTAAGTGAGGATTCTATTAAATTTATGAGGAAAAATCCTGATGATTTTCAAAACCCTACACTTTTAGCTAAAATATCTATAGAAAAAGAAACAGGACCATTTGGGACATCTAAAGGTACAGATGATGTAATAAAATTAAGGAAGGCTGATGGTAACCACATGGATATGGAAACCAGACAGCTTCAAATAGGTAAAAGTAGAGCTAAAGGTTGGACAATGAATGACGGTGAAGGTCATACTAGTGTGGATGTATATGGGAAATTCCAACAATATATGGGGGATGGAAAAGGCCAACAAATGTTAATGAGACCTGAATATGAAGCTATGTCATTATATGGTAGAAAATTCAAAACTCACACCTTTAACGCCCAGGGAGCAGGTAGTGCTACAATGGCACTTTATAATTTAGATGGAGATAAAAATGGTTTCTTTAGAGTTGAAAAAGGCTCATCTTTAGCGGGTGTAGGTACACCACTTTTTGAAATTCATGAAGGTAAACAACACACATTTTATGGAACTGACAGTGTTGTAAAAGTAGAAGGAACAGTAGAATCTACAGGTGGTACTTTTACAGGAGGTAATACTACTATAGAAAACGCAGTTATTTCCCAACCAGGTGTAATATCCCAATCAATTACAATAGGATCGTCTACAGAACCTGCTACACACACTATGGAGGGGGTAGGTACAGATTATAGAATTAAAATAGCTGACAATCAATATAAACAAATTTCTACAATTACATTTATATCGTCTACAAGTTATATAAATACTTCTAGTCTACAAGATGCTACATTACCCGCATCAGGTGCATTTTACTTTGCTAAACAAAATGGAGATTTCTTTACATTTACATTTAATACCCCCGAACAAGAAATAGCAAACACAGACATATCAGGGTCAATATTTGAACAAAATGTATCTTCTCCTGTAAATGGATCATATCAATCATCAGGATCTAGTGGTAAATCCACTGGTATTAATTTAGCTAATCTAATAAGTAATGTAATTGATAATCAATCAGGATTTAGTACTGTAATTGAGGGTAATAAAGTAATAGTTACTAATGATAACCCAGGTAGAGCTGTAGATGCTAGTACATCATTTCCGGCAACAACAGCTTCTATATCTACTACTGTACCAGGAGGTGGTGTTATAATAAGGATTAATGAAGGGTCAACTCTTAAAATAATTTCACCTCAACCGACTATAGTAGCAAATTCATCTGAAGGTACTGTTGTTTTAAGTGATCCTGATATTTTAGGTGGGGGTGATATAACAATTAACCCAGATAATGGTGGTAATCCAACTGTACTCTCACAAAATGTTACAATTCCGGCAAACCAAGTATCATATTGGACCGTAGGTTCAAATATACCAGGTACTTATTTAGGAAACACACCAGATCTAGGACCAACAGGCGGTACCAATACAGGTATACAAATTGGGGCCAATTTAAGTGTACTTCATGATGGTATTTTTATAAATGGAGAAGAAATCGTACAGGCATTTCACACGCATCATTATTCACCATATAATGTTAAATTAAGAATTGAAGAGGGGGCTCAACTACATATTATATCAGAAACAAATGTTTTAAGCACAGATGAGGGAACCGTAATCACAGGAACAACAGTACTTGATGTAACTAGCACTGACAATTCGGTAGATATTACGGGGGTTGATGGTTCAGATACCTTAAATGTACAAGGTGGTAATGCATATTATGATGTTTCTCAAATGTCTATGGATATTACACAAGGGGGATTTTTTGGTATTGGGGTATCAGGCTCTACTTATGCTCAAAATTTAGCTAATATTAATATGCTATTAACAGTTGAGGGGGGTGTAGTAGAACAATATAGTAATGATATAGTAATTACATCTTCTGTATTATTATCACAACAAAAACATGGTAATGGAAAAGTTCTTCATGTAAATAGTGGATCAGGATTAACACTACAAGAAGCCTACCCCGAAAACACATACTCTACTGTTCAGGGTATGTACCCCTCAGAACTTTATAACAGACCGGGTAATCTACGTTCTGTTCCTGGAGGCGGTACCTCAGGTTCATGGGGAGTATTAGAAATTTCATTACCTTCAGCAGTAATAGGTACTTCTTTTCATATTCGTAATGCAGTGCCTACTTCTGCAGGATTTAGTGGTGTTCATACATGTAGTGTACATGATGTAACAAACCAAAACACTTCTATTCCTGAAATTGTCCTCTCACTTCCATACCCATCATTAATGGGAACCCCCTCTATAAAAATTTCACCTAGTGGGTCTAATAAATTTCACTTTGGGGCTACTGGAGCCCCAGGTGTAGCTGGTAAAGCAGTTACATTTACCTCTCAATCTATGCATGGTGGTAATTTCATAAAATTATATTGCATATCACAGTCTCACTGGATGATACAAGAAGTAGGGGGAGATTTAGTAGATGAAGCATAACTATTTATTTTTTTAAAATTTTATTATATTTATATAACGAACCAAACATCTAAAACTAACACAAATGAGTACATTATACGTCAATACAATAACACCCAATTCCGGAGATACAGTAACAATATCAGGGTCATTATCAACTACCGGTAAATTAACTATTGGAGATAATGCTAGTGATACAGTAGCTATAACTGCTGAAATTACTTCTAGTTTAATTCCTGATTTAGATGATAAATTTGATTTAGGTTCATCCACAAAACAATGGAAAGATTTATATATTGATGGAATAGCTAATATTGATTCAGCTTCTCTTGGAAATATAGATTCAAATTTAAGTCCCGCAGTTGGCGCAACATATGCTTTAGGTACAATGGCCAAATCATGGGGTAGTTTACATGTTCATGGTTTAGCTCATATCCACACTGCTTCAATTAATGTTGTAAGTTCAAGTTTACTTCCTGATAGTGATGATGCATATGATTTAGGTTCAAGTGGAAGACAATGGAAAGATTTATACATTGATGGCACAGCTAATATTGATATCTTAGTAGGTGTAGCAAATGCATCTATTACTTCAGGTAGCTTTACAAACATAAACACATCTACTATAACAGCTTCATCCCACATAAGTGCAAAAGGAAATATAGTAGGTGATGGTAATACCAATATAACTGGAATTTCAAACCTAGTTTTAAATCATATAACATCCTCGGGTAATATAAGCGCAAGTGGTACAATAACAGCAGGAAATATAGTAGGTGATGGTAATACCAATATAACTGGAATTTCAAACCTAGTTTTAAATCATATAACATCCTCGGGTAATATAAGCGCAAGTGGTACAATAAAAGCTAATACATTTATAGGAAATATTGAAGCAGATGGAAGCAGTACAACTGACATTCTTGATATAAGAATAATTTCAGGTGCAGCAGGAAGATTTGAGCATATAACAGCCTCAGTAGGTACATTTACAGGTAATATAACAGCAAATGGAAACATAGTAGGTGATACTAATACTAATATCACAGGAATTAAAAATATTGTAGCTGCAACATCTTCTTTATCTGTATTAACTGCTACAGCAAGTATTTCTACTGCAAAAATAATAATTACTAAAGGTACAGCAGCATCAGTTGATTCTGCTACATATAATGTAAATGGTAGTAAAGTTGAAGTAAGAACTCAATTACAAGCGGAATTAGCCGACGGAACATTTGCAGCATTTAAACTACATAATACTTCAATAGCTACAGACTCAGTAGTAATGGGTGCCTTTACAGGTGGAACAGTAGGAGGGGTAACAGGATCATTTATATCAACAAATACTATAGCAGCTAGCACAGCATCATTCCGAATCCATAATGAAACAGGAGCAGCCATAGCAAATAACACAGGATTTACTGCCTCATTTGTAGTACTATAATAATTTAAATTTTATATAATAGAGAGCCGCATTAGCGGCTCTTTTTTTATATGTATGTATATATGACAAAAATTACTTGGAATACTGCTAATATTTTATGGAATTCAAACTCATTTACATGGGATGAAATTCAATTAGTTCAAGAAATTAGAGCAGGAGGTAATATTGAAGATGATATGCCTTGGATGAAACCCGAAAAAAAGAAAAAATTAATTAAATTAATTCTTAAAATTAAAGGAGAAACTCTTACAGAATCTAAAACTAAACCAATCAAACAATATAAAATAAAAGCTGAAGACGTAAGGTTAGTAATTAAAGAGGTAAGTGGTATAGAACTAACAACCGAAAACGTATCTTTTTAATATTTATTACAAAATATAATAATGTATAAATTATTTACAGATAAAACAGAACTATTTGAGTGTAATATTTCACTACAAGGTGCAAGTTTAAAAAAATCAAAAGCGAGATTAGTAGTCGAAACCAAAGACTACTCTTTACTTTTCAATGGTTCTATTAATTCTAACGGTAAATGTGAAATACCAATCAGAAAACTTAAAGGCCTTATAGATGAAGACACTAGTGGTAACATTCGTTTAGAGGTAATTGCCGAAGACACATTCTTTACTCCATGGCAAAGTGACTTTGAAGTTGAAACAAGTAGAAAAGTTACCGTAGAAGTAAAAACCCAAACAACCCAAAAACCAATTTTAGAAGCTAAAGCGACAATAAAACCACAACAAGTTACAAAATCTGAAAAGAAACATGTGGTTAACTTATTTAAACTCTTTATAAAAGAAGACATTAATATAGATAATATATCTTACAAACGAAACGAATTAAATAATATAGTTGCTACTTATCTTAAAGAAAACACAGTTGATGACACTGAAAAAGTTATTAATGGTGTTTTAAAGATATTAGAAAGTAAAAAATAAAATGGTTTTAAATGGCTCTTCCAGATTTAACAGGTCAAAACATACAAAATACTTACCAACGAGTATTACAAACAGATAATGGTACTCTTAGAGATGGTACTGGTTCTTTAGTCGATGAACTAACAGTTCCTGGTACGGGTTCATTTGGTAGAGTAATATGTACTACAATTTCAGCTTCTACAGGTGAATTTGATGCAAACACAATTTTTATTGGTGGGGTTTCTTTTAATAAAGATGACTTAGATACTTTAAAGGAAGGAAAAACAATCAACACAGTTACTAAAGATTTAGGAGAAGGAGACACAGGTAAAGCTAATATTATTCGTCCTGAAGCCATAATGCACCCTGATGATAATAGTACTTACAGTAAATACACAACAACAGGTAGAATAGGTACATTTATTAGTGGTACACTTTTTCATGATTTTAATTTAAATGGAAACAATAATTACGCACGAATAGGTGATGGTAATACTGACATACGACTTAAAGGTAATATAAACGATGCAACTTTGGATGGTGGAACCTTCTAATATTTATAATATATGGCAAGTACAATACAAATAAAAAGAGGAACAGGATCAGCAGTACCATCAGGGTTAGCTGATGGAGAATTAGCAATTAATCTTGACAATAGAAGATTATATTTTGGTTCTGGTTCAACTAGTGTAAATGATTTTTCCTTTGGGGAAATTACAGCAGAAAAATATATAGTTTCATCTTCAGTCTTATATGTTACAACTTCTTTTAGCTCAGGTTCAACTGAATTTGGAGACACAGCAGACGACACCCACACATTCACAGGTAATATAACAGCCTCGGGTAATATAAGTTCAAGTGGTAATATAATAACTGATCAAATATTACTTAATGATGGTAATAAAATCATAGGACATCATGGAACAGATGGCTTTCAAATAAGAACCCAAAACACAGATCCTATTGTTTTTAAAACTAATGGTAACAATATTAGAGCAACTATATCCTCAACTGGAGAAGCAACATTTACAAATGTAGTAAATGCTACTAAGTTAAACACAGGTCAAGGTGACAATGAGTTGTATGCTATGAACCAAGATGTAGAAACCACAGATAATGTATTATTTAATAATATAACAGCCTCAGGTAATGTAAGTTCAAGTGGTGATATTTATTCTAGTAGATATTTTGCTAACGAACAACTTGCATTAAATAATGTTAATGGTGCTATTACTTTAGGATATGATAACACTTACCCTATTAATATAGGCAAAAATTCTAATCCAATTGGTATCTATGGACCTGTAACAGCCTCAGGTCATATAAGTGCAAGTGGTAATAATTATGCTAGTGAATATTATACAGATGGTTATTCATCTTTAAACACTAGTGGAACTCAAGGTAGAGTATTTAGTGCTGCTGCTATAACAGGAATTCAAATAGGAAGAAATGGAACCCCCAATAAAAATATAGAATTACTTGGGCCTGTAACAGCCTCAAGTAATATAAGTGCAAGTGGTACAATTACAGCAAATTCAATAATAGGAACAGTTGGAACAGCAACCCAAGGAACTATTGATCATGATTCATTAGCAAATTTTGTAGCAAATGAGCATATTGATCATTCAGGAGTTTCGATAACAGCAGGTGCAGGACTAACTGGTGGAGGAACTATCGCAGCTACTAGAGACATAGCAATAGGAGCAGGTACGGGTGTGACAGTAAATGCAAATGATGTTGCAATTGGGCAAGATGTAGCTACAACAGCTAATGTGTTATTTAATAATATAACAGCCTCAGGTGATATAAGTTCAAGTGGACGCGTTTATGGAGATAGAATCTATACAGGTCCATTGATATTTGGAAGTTCTCCAAGTACAGATAAAATACGAATCGGATATGATTCTAGTGTAGATTTTTTAGAATATGGTAAAAATGCAACCACATCACACTTTTTTAAAGGAACTGTAACAGCCTCAAGTAATATAAGTGCAAGTGGTACAATTACAGCAAATTCAATTAGAGGAACAGTTGGAACAGCAACCCAAGGAACTATTGACCATGATTCACTAGCAAATTTTGTAGCAAATGAGCATATTGATCATTCAGGAGTAAGTGTAATAGCAGGAACAGGACTAACAGGAGGAGGAACTATAGCTGCAAACAGAACACTTAACGTAATTGGGGGAACTGGAGTAACTGCCAACGCAAATGACATAGCAATTGGGCAAGATGTAGCTACAACAGCTAATGTATTATTTAATAATATAACAGCCTCAAGTAATATAAGTGCAAGTTTAAATTCAAAACTATACGCATCATCTGCAAGTTTTGGGGGCGCTGCATTTTTACGTTCATTCAATGTAAAAGGAGCAGGTCTTGAGGGTAGATTAAGTTTACAAGGAGCCTCTACCAATGACAATCCAGGTATTGAAATGACAGTCAACGACAATACCTCAAGAGTATTAATGAGATTAAACCCAATTGGAAGTAATGGTACTGAATTGGCAATTTTTACTGAACCTGATGGGGGAAGTATAGCAGAAGCAATAACAGTAGAATCTGATGGTAATCTTGAATTAAATTCTCATGATATAAAGGGGGTAAACAAATTAGTTGTAGATGGGGGTCAAGACGAAGTTTTAAAATTAAACACAACTTCTGCTACTGGTAATCCTTTTATAGATTTTAGTCAAAATGGAAGTAGAAAATCTTTTATACAACATAATGATACAAATAATACTTTAAAAATAGCTTCTGAGTTTGGCGCTATTTCTTTACAAACTGCTACTGATGGTAATCAAACTGAGAGAGTGTCTATATCAAATGTGTCTGCATCTTTCACAGTACCAGTTAAAGACGCTGGCCGTACAATAGTTAAAATATTACCCCATAATTTTGTACCTAATGATGGTGGTCGACCTGTACAAATAGAAGATGATTCTATAGGATCAAATGAATTGTTTTTACATTCACATTCAGATTTCGACATGTACGCATACATTGAAATACCATATGGAATGACTGCCACTCATGTTAAAATATTTGGTTCAAACACAGGAGAAAACTTTACAGTATATGAAGCTAATTTTAATACTAAAACAATAGCAGCAAAATGTTCTGCAACAGCAATAGAGTCTGAAGCCGACATAACCGATGTGCCATGGACTGATGCAAATTATTTAGTTATATTAGTAACATCAGCGGGAGTAACAGATGAAATTCACGGTGGGTATGTAAAAATAGAACCATCCTAATAAAAGATAAGATATGGCATTAAGAGCAAGAAAACCCATTGACAAGCATAAAATAACAGACAGCACTAAATTAGCTAAAATATCACAATCTTTTGATGATGGTAAACATTTAGCATTAGATGTGTACGAAGGTGAAGCAGCTTTATTATATCAAGTTCAAGAACTAACAGATGAG